AATAGGAGCAGAAAAAAAACGAATATCATTAATAGATTTAAAGGTTAATCAATTAGTTTATAATATAAAAAAGTACGGTATAAAAACAACAAATTATTTAGATAATGCAATGAATGAAGTATTACCAAAATTATCTGAAGATATGTTGATTTTAATAGGAAGAGCAATAGTAGTACAAATAGGGCAACCTAAAAAGAAAAAGAAATGAGTATAACAATTAATTCTAATCCTCCAAGTGGTTCAACTGCGCAGGATGATTTATGGCACGTAGCAACAAGTACTGCATCGGCTTCAACAGATATGAAATATATATTTGAAGTTTATGTAGGTGGTAGTAAGAAATTATCAGTAAGACAATTCCCTGAGCCATCTAATGGAAAGGGATATTTTAATGCAGGTGCAACTGTACGTAATTCAATAACGTTTAACTGGTTTGAACCATTGGGGACTGCTTATGTTTATCAACCTAATGTAAGCGGAGAAATGGGTGTACAATATGAAATAAGAGTAGGAGATGAAGTAAACGGAATAGCAGCACTAAATCAAGCATCTGCAACTACACAAGTATTTAATTATATAGCACCTTTGTTTAAACGTAGAACAATAGGCATATCGGCTAAATTAAATAAATGGTTAACCAATAGACCAAACTATGCTAATACAAAACTAGGAGAGAATTTATACATACCATTTTATACCAATACAAGTTTGAATTTAAAATGCTCTACTTATAACGAATCCAATAACCTTATAGCAACTGCATCAGGAACTACCACTGCAGTTACTAATGGTTTTGTACAAATGAATATAGGCAGTAGCGCAATATCAACTAATTTAGGAATAACGATTGACGATAGTGTTAAATACTATGAAGTTTGGTTTAATAGTTTTGATAAAATAAGAGTTAACGTAGTTTGCAATCCTAAGTACGAACCAATTAATATTCATTTTATGAATGCTTGGGGAATGTGGGATAGTGAAAGGTTTGATTTAGTAAGTAAATTAAATTTAAATGTAGAACGTAAAGCATACGAGCAAAGAGATTATAGGTTTAACGGTAATTCAGTAGACTACAAAAGCGCATCTAATAGGTATTATGAAGGTGCAACTAATTATAGTAACAAGGCAACCTATACCTATAAACTTACTGCAGATGCTTTAACGGATGATGAATATACTTGGATGGCAGATATTATAACAAGTCCACAAATATTGATGGAAATAGACGGCTATTTTTATCCAGTTACTTTGACAGATAACAATTATGAATTCAGTAAGAATGTATTTAATAAATTAAAGCCATTGGAACTGACATTTAATATGAATCAAACTAGATACTCACAATTAAGATAATGACAAGAATATTCCTAGAAAACTTTGAGTTAGATATTGATAAGGGTTTGAGTAATCAAATAACCTATTCGGTAAGTGATTTAAAAAACATTGATAGCAAAACAACGGCATTTAGTAAGACTATTATATTGCCAGGGACTGCTACTAACAATAATTTGTTGGGTAATATATTTGAGTTTAATAATGCAAACTTTACCAATAATTTATCTCCAAACGTAGGGTATAACTTTAATGCAAGTAAGACTGCTAAATGTTCTATTGAAGTAGACAGAATGACGGTTATTAAAGGGGTGTTTAAATTGCTTGAAATAATAGTTGACGGAAAAAATGTAGAATATGAATGTAGTGTTATAGGAGAATTAGGTGGATTCTCAATGAAGCTAGGAGCAAAGAAACTTGAGGAATTAGATTTTAGTGCTTACAATCATACGTATAGCTACCAAAACATTGTAGCAAGTTGGGATAACTATCAAGGTGGAGCAGGTTATTATTACCCTCATATTGATTATGGTTTATATTCTACAAATAAGCACGATTGGGATTATCAAACATTCAGACCGGCTTTATTTGTTAAACAATACCTAGAGAAAATATTTGCAGCAGCAGGTTACACATATGACATTACTTGGAGTAATGGTTTTGAGGTTGATAGATTTAAAACATTAATTATTCCTTTTAACAAAAAGAGATTAACTAAATCAGGAACACAACAAGTAGGATGTACACCTCAAGCAACTACTGGTTGTATTGACCAAGCTACACCAATGCCTATTCAATGGCAAAACTTTAGCGGAACAAACTGGACTATCAATGGTGGAACTACAGGTAGTGTTTTTACTTATACAGGACTTGACCCTACTAATGTAACCTTTAAAGTTGACATAACATTTACTGCATCAACAACTAACACACCAGTAAATAATGGCATTTATATTGATACATATAAAAATGGAGTTTTAATACCATCATCGACAAAATTTATTCCTCCATTTTCAGGAACAGTTAATGACTTTTATATTGTGAATTTAGTTGATGAACCGGTTGTTACAGGAGATTATTTTGAGGTACAAGCAAGTGCAGCTGATACGGGTATGTGCTATGATAGTTTAATTAATCAAGCAGGTACGGTAAGTATTAGTTCAGATATTCCAATTACATTAAATGTAAACTTAGGAGATACTGTTTCTTTAAACGATTGTATACCACCGAACATTCTACAAAAGGATTTCTTTGCTTCTATATTAAAGCTATTTAATCTTTATGTAGATGAGAATAGATTTGAAGAAAAGCATTTAATTATTAAGCCATATACTAGCTATTATGATGGTACGGTTGAGGATTGGAGTGCTAAAATAGACAGAAGCAAACCGATAAGAATTAAACCTATGTCAGAGTTAAATAGTCGTTATTATTCTTTTAAATATAAAGATGATAGTGATTATTGGAATGAGTTATATAGAAAGAGATACAATGAAGGTTATGGAAGTAGGATATTTGATAGTGAGTATGAGTTTTCAAAAGAAACGGAAAGTGTAGAGATTATATTTTCTCCAACCGTATTGGTAAGTATAACGGATGAGGATAAAGTTTATAGCACTATTTATAAATTCACAAACAACTTAGAAGAAAGAATTGATAGTAATATTAGAATATTACAAGCAAGAAAAATAACAGGTGTTTCGAGTTGGGATTTAAAAGAGGGTGCAACTACCTTAACAACATTAACCGTTTATGGTTATGCAGGGCATTTTAATAGTCCTGTTACAGTAGGTAATGATTTAAACTTTGGTGCAACTAGAGAATTGTTCTATTCATTAGCAGGTGGATTATTAAATCAAAATCAATTTAATATTTATTACAGTCCTTATATGGCTGAGATAACAGATAAGAATAGCAGGTTGTTAAATTGTAATGTTAAGTTAACTGATACGGATATATTTAATTTAAGTTTTGCATCTTTCAAATATATAGATGGTGGATTATATAGATTAATTAAATTAACAGACTACGTGCCAGAATCAAATGAAACAATAAAAGCGGAATTTTTAAGGGTAATAAATAAAGAATATTAAGATGGCAAAACAAGTAATAGCATTTGAGATAACTTCCGATTCAAAACAAGCAGAAGCATCGGTAGGTAGTTTTAAGAAACAATTAAGGGAAGCTAATAATGAGTTACTCAATATGTCGTCTCAATTTGGAGAAACATCTAAAGAGGCAATTAATGCAGCAAAGAAAGTAGCCGGTCTTAAGGATGCCATTGGCGATGCCAAAGCATTAGCTGAAACATTTAACCCTGATAAAAAGTTTGTTGCATTAGGAGGTGCTTTACAGGGTGCTACTGCAGGATTCAGCGCATTACAGGGAGCAATGGGTTTATTCGGTGCAGAGGGAAAGGATGTAGAAAAAATGATGCTAAAGGTACAAAGCGCAATGGCTTTGCAACAAGGTATTAGCGGAATAGCAGGGTCAATCGATTCTTTTAAATTATTAGGTAACACAGTTAAAGGTAATGTAGTAAAAGCATTTACCACTTTAAAAGGTGCAATCATAGGAACGGGTATTGGTGCTTTGGTTGTTGGGGTAGGTTTACTAATAGCAAACTTTGATAAGGTTAAAGAAGTAATGTTAAATTTAATACCTGGACTTGGTAAGGTAGCTGATTTCTTTGGAGATATGATTAATGCGGTTACTGATTTTGTTGGTGTTACAAGTGAGGCTGATAGAGCATTGCAAAAGTTAAATGAAACAACTGCTGAAAGAAATAAAAGTATAGACCAGCAATTAAAAATCCTTGGCGCAATGGGAAACCAAGAAGCTGCAATGCATAAACTAAAACAAGATAGGGTTGATGGAGAAATTGCTGCATTGTTAGCTAATACAAAAAGAACAAAAGAAGAGAATGAGAAATTAGAAGATTTAAATGTTCAAAAAGTAGTCAATGAGATAGAGAATAATAATAGGATTAAAAAAGAAAAAGAAAATGCGGATAAAGACAGGATAGAAAAAAATAAAAAACATAATGCAGAAGCAAAAGAATTAGCAGATAAACAAGCTGCTAAATTAAAAGAGATTGAAGATAATAGAGTTTCACAACAAAAAAATACCGATGAATTAATAAATCAAAATAGACTAGCAGCAATTAAAGATGACTTTACAAGAAGTCAAATGGAATTGGCTAATAAAACACAAGCCGAAATTGATAAAGAAACCGATTCATATAATAAAAAATTAATTAGTCTTGAGCAATACAATGAGAATGTAAGATTAATAAATTCAACGGCACAAATAGAACAAGATAAACTTGTATTAGATAAAGAAGAAAAAGATAAATTAGCATTAGAAAAAAAGGCAGAAGAAGACAAAAAGTTTTGGGATGAAGTAGAACAAGTAGAATTAGACCATACAAAGTTTTTACAAGATGAAGCTGATAAAAGAAAAAAAATAGATGAAGCAACTTTTGCTGCAAAGATGGAATTTATGGATGCCATAGGTGGGGCATTGGGTGTATTAGGAAATTTATTTGAAAAAGATACTGCAGCAGCAAAAGCATTAGCACTAGCTGAAATTGCAATAGGAGTAGCAAAGGGATTTATTAATGGTTTAAATATTGCACAAAAAAGTGCAGCAGCTACAGGACCAGGAGCAGCATTTGCGTTTCCTATCTTTTATGCTGGTCAGGTTGGTGCTATTTTAACTGCTGCTAGTAAAGCAAAAGGAATATTATCATCAGTTAAAGCTGGTGGTGGCGGTGGTGGCGGTGCAAGTATGTCTGCGCCTAGTGTTGCATCTTCTGCTTCTGCACCAATTAAACCTCAAGCAGAAACTACAACATTATCTAGTCAATCAATTAATCAAATAGGAGTAGCTACTTCAAGGGCATACGTATTAGAAACTGATGTAAGCAGTAACCAAGAAAGGTCGCAAAGATTAAATAGGGCTGCTAGGATAAACTAAACAACTATTTTTAAATTATATATTATAAATATGAAATTGCCTATTTACGATTTAATTATAAATCAAGATGAGAATAATGATGCTGAGGTTTCTTTTGTGGCGCTCGTTGACAGTCCTGCAATTAAAAAGGACTTTCTTGCATTTAAAGAAGAATTTATAGACCCAAACAAAGGAGAACAAAAAGACGAGTTTTTAAGTCGTTGCATTAGTTACGTAATTAATGAGGGTAAAGAAACAGAACAAGCAGTAGCGATATGTAATAGCTTATGGGAACAACATTTTGAAGAGAAACCTATGGCATTTGCTATACAGTCTGAAAGTGAGCATATCATTACTGGTCCTTTAATGATTCCACAACAATTAATCTATCGTAATTCAGAACAATTCGGAGAACACTATGTAAAGTTTTCAGTTGATACCATTAAGCAGATAGCTATTAAGTTTAGCAAGAAGGGATATCAAAAGAACGTTAACCTAATGCACGAAGCAGATATGCAGGTTGAAGGACTTACAATGTTTGAAAGTTTTATCAGCGATTCTAAAAGAGGTATTAAACCAATGGAGGCATTTAAAGACTTACCTGATGGAACTTGGTTTGGTAGTTTCTATGTTGAGAATCCTAAAGTATGGGAGTTAATAAAAAAGGGAGAAGTTAAAGGATTTAGCGTTGAGGGAATGTTTGATTATGAAGCACCTTTGTCAGAAGATGAAAAACAATTAGCAGAATTAAGAGAAATTTTAAACAGTTTTTAAAAATCAATATAATAGTAATATGGAAGCAAAAGAAATTTTACAAAAAGTAAAGCAATATTTTAATGAATTAGCTGCTGCACCTGAAGTTGAACCAATGGCTGAAGCCACCGAATATGAATTAAAAGACGGTGGTAAGGTTATGATTGACAAATTAGAGGTAGGCGGTATTGTTATGATTGATGGAAATGCTGCATTACCAGGAGAAGCTGAATTGGTAGACGGTACAAAAATGACTATCGGAGATAATGGTGTTATCACTGCTATCGAAATAGTAGAAGTTGCTGAAGAGCCAGTTGAAGAACCTATCGTTGAAGATATGGGAACTAAATTTGCAGCTTTTGAATCATCAACAAATGAAAAATTTGCTAATTATGAAATTAAGTTTTCTGCATACGAACAACGTTTTGCTGATTACGAGGTTAAAATGAAAAAGGCAAACAAAGTAATTGATGAACTTTTGAAATTATCAACTTTGTTGGTAGAAGCACCAGTACAAGCACCTGATAATTCAGTAAGAACTTCAAATGCTTTTAAAGAAGTAGAAGAGAAAAAAACACTAAATATTTTATTTAACTAAACAATTATAAAAAAATGGCATTAGCTTTTAGCGGATTATCCGCATACACTAAACAACTTGTTAAACCACTTTTGACAAGTGCAGTATTTGACGCAAAGACACAACAATTAATTTTATCAAGCGGTATCGTTATTCCGAACGTAAAAAGTTCAGTAGCTATTCCTTTGATGGAAACAGATGCAGTATTTGCTGCTCAGTCTTGTTCTTTCGATGCAAGTGGTACAACTACTTTCTCTCAGCGTACTATCACAGTGGGTAAGATTAAAGTAGAAGAGAAAATCTGTCCGAAGGATATGGAAGCGTACTTCACACAAGAAGCGTTGAAAGCAGGTTCAACTTACGAAGATTTCGGTAATGCTGATTTCCAAAAAGCATTCTTAGATAAGAAAAACGCACGTATTGCTTCTCAATTAGAGACTGCAATTTGGCAAGGAGATGCAACAGGTGCAACTGCAAACACAAACAAATTTGACGGTTTACAAAAATTAATCGCTGCAGGTTCTCCAGTTGATGCAAACGTTTCAGGTTACACAGGAATCAGTGGTTCAGCTATTGCAACTGTTAACGCTTCAAACGTTATCGCTTGTACTGAAGCTATCTACAAAGCTATCCCTGTTCAAGTATTGAGCAAAGGAGACGTTAAAATCTTCGTTGGTAATGATTGGTATCGTTTATTAA